ATTACTACTCCAAAATTTTATTACGCGTCGCCAAGTCTAATGATTGCACTAGATGAGTTAGCAGTTGGAAACTGAACAACGAAATCACCGTTAGTTGCAGTTTTTGTTCCGCCAAAGTCTAAAACTAGTACAGCTTCATTACTTGTACCCTTATAAATCAGTGCTCCTACTGCTGATAACGTTACAGATGAAAAAGTTAAATCTGCAAAGTCAACATATCCAACATTACTTGCAACTGCTACACCATTATTAGTTAAAGTATTTCCACCTGCTGTATAACTTGTACCAGATGAAGAAACTTCATTACTAGTTGTATAAGCTGTAGTTGAAGTACTGAAACCAGAGATGTTGGTGTATAACGCAAGTTTGAAAGTTGATCCACCAGATGAATCAAAATCAAACGTACCACCAAGTAGGTCTGTTTTAAAAGAGTCAGGTACTATATTAGCCATATTTTTTTCTCCTAATTGTTATGGTGATGGCGACTTAATCTGAGAACGAATAGCGCCATCTTGCCATTCGTCTCTACGTCTTCTACCTTCTTGTTCGATAGAGTACGATTTTGCAGCCCTTTGATATGACTGTTCATAGTATTGTAACAGATCCGCTGGACCTTTCAAGTATCCATATGCTTCTACCAGACATGCATACAAAAGTAAATCCTGATATTTATTAGATGTGTAAGTTCCTGAAGTACTCACAGATGAGTCTGTAATACTTGTAGGTTGTTTGATATATGCCAAAGTAATCTCAAAAGTAGCGTTTGGAGTAGGTGCCACCACCCAAAAACTAGCATCCCAATTAGCATAATATTTAGGTAATCCACTGGCTGTACTAGGTGTATTGTAGTATTCTGTCATAAAACTAGTATCTCTTTTTTCTAAAAAAATCTGATTACCAGATCCATCTTTTAATTGAACGTATCTTATGGCCCTAAGATCAGAGGGAATTGTAACATATCTATTTCCTGATTGTAGATTTGATGTAGCATAAAATCTATTATCATCAGCATCTACTTCTCTATAAATTCTATTTTCAGCGTTTTTAATTATTGTATTTAAAACACCTGTCGACAATACAGCGCTATCTACTTCTGTATAGTTTCTAATATCGTCCTGTAAGTTTGTAAGTGTATATGCCATTATGGTGATAGTGTAACCGGACCAGCCGATATACTTCCTCCTCCTATTTTTGCAGTTGCAGTTGCTGTGCCTGAAGCTGTAAATGTATAGTTATTAGCATTTGTAACTGTAATTGTAAATCCCGAAGCGTTATTAATATCTGCAGAAGTTATACCTGCACCAGGTTCACTATCTCTAAATCTTACTACATCACCTGTAGTTCTCCCATGATTATCTTCAAACACTGTAATGGTTGTAGACCCGTCTGTAACAGACAATGGGTTTAAAGTTAAAATTCTTGCAACAGCAGGTTCTGTTCTTGCCGGTCTTGCATTTAATAAACCTTGTGGATCTGCCGCATGAGGTTTTGGTTCTAGTTGAGGGTGTTTAGGTTCAAACTCTGAAGTATGTACTCTTGCACCATTCCATTCTATTACCATTTCAGAATATGGAAAAGCTAATCCTGATCTATCTGATATAAATTGTGCATATTTACCTGAAGAAAGACTAGACATTAAGACTCCGGATAATAAACTTTAGGACTGATAAAAGTACTTGATGATGAGCCGTCCTCTTGTAAAGCTCTTTGTAATTCATCTTCATACAACATTTTTAACATTTGAACTCTGTCTGGCGCATTTTTAATAGCAAGATAATAAGCTAAACCTGCAGTCATACATGGTACAAATCTGTAAGGTACATCTGCATCATTAGTATAATCACCTGCATCTTGAATTCTTTTTACATAATAATAATTTAAAAATTTACCTGCCTCACTAGACCCAGGTGTTAAATATAAAGTAACTGTAATTTTATCTATAAACCTTTGAACAAAATATTGTGATGGTGTTCCGGTAGATGTTTTATTTGAAAACGCTTGATACTGTGATCGACTAACTTTTGTAAGAGGTGTATCTACATTAGAATTTCTGTATGAAGCTTCTAGTATATCATCAACACCATAAACAGCTGTAGCACTTGAAGTACCGTCTGCTGTTGATCTAAACATTGTGTATGTTGCTTGATCTGCAACTAATGTAATATTATTGTTTGCAACTTCCCAATAATGTAAACCTCTATTGGCCCATTCTTGAAATAAAATATTAAGAGATCTTCTTGCAGATTTTAATTGATAGCCAGAAACACCTTGTATACCTAATCTTTCATAGGACTCTTCAACAATGTCTGAAATAGAAAAACCTTTTTCAAAGGTAGTTGTACCCGAAGTAGTGTTGGCCATTTACTCTCCTATTTATCTAAAATAATAGTTGCCGTTGCATTTGAAATTGCTGAAATAGTCATTCCGCCTTCAAATAAAATTCCGTCTTCTGCTAGATTATAAGAAAATACATCACCTGCTGGTACATCTACTTGAAACTGTGTTACTGAGTTTCCATCTTGTAATGTAACTGAACCTGCAGAACCTGTTGATGCTAAAATAATTCCTCTTAATCTTGTTCTTCCTGCAAAGACTGATGTAGCGTCTGTTTTTCTAACTGCTTTTACGTCTGATTTCATTATCCTGTGTATCCTATTGTTACAGAGTCTGTAGTAGTTAAATCTAAATAGACTCCATTTTTAAATCTTATACCAGAACCAGGTATCATTATATCTAATCCTTCATCACTAAATTTAGCTTGAAACTCTAAAGAACCTGTTCCGTCTGTTCCGTCATGTAGTTTTACTAAACAATTAGTTCCACCATGAGCTTGAATATAAGTAACTCTACATGGTCCTAAATTTACACTTCCACCAGTGATAGTTTTAAATCTACCATCTGCCGTTAGTGTTGTAAACTTTTGATCGCTTATAAATGATCCGCCGCCTGCCATAATTATTCTCCGTTAAATTGATGTGGGGCCGAAGCCCCACACTAATTATTTATTATGCTTCTTTAGCAAAAGTTCCTCTGACTTGAGTAACTTGCCATGCAGTAGTTCCATCTAATGATGCAATTACAACATAGTCACCTTGTCTTGAAGTAGCTTTTGTATTGATCAAGTCTTTGTCATCTGTTGATGAACCAGCATAAGTGATTCCATCAGATGCATTAGGACTGATCGTCATTGTGTTTTGTCCATCAGGCGCATTGTTTGCGAACTTGAATGAGTATCCAACTGCAATTGCAGGTAAAGTGAATACCACACCATCTGTTTCAGAAACAAAAGTTTTTCCTGAATCAGCGTTAGTCACAGTGTAACTTGAAGCTTTAGTTTCAATGTTAACACCTTCTTTACCTTGAAGTACTGGACCTGAAAATGTAGTTTTTGCCATAATTATATCCTCCTAGTTTACAGATCATAGTCTCTAGGCCGTCGACTATACGCGTCTATGATCTTTTAATAATTGTATAGTAGGTTTTTTATATACTAGATTTGAGTAGAGCGCAAGAGAGCCTACGGTATTTGTGCATTTCAGCGATGTAGCTTTTGACTAAGTAGCTACAGAAACTTGTGGAGTAACACCTTCTACAGTGTTTTGCTTGTGAGCAATAGCTGCTTCTTCCAGCTTAATATCAGTGATGATCTGCTTAACTTTGTCATCAATTCTGACCATTTCAAGAGTATATCTACCGTTAGATAGATGCTCCTGTTCCCACTTCAACTCCAAGGACCTTTTTGCTTTGTATAGGTCTTGTATCATTACTAACTTCCTCATAAGTTATTCGATAAGGTCTGTCCGAAAACATTCCCGATGATTCCCAACTTATACTCTTTTCTCCCAGTTTGTCAACTATTGATTGTTCTAGTGAAACAGGATCATCATTAGAATCTACTTCAAATTTAGCGTGATGATCGTATGCGTATATGTTTACAAGGAATTTTTTCATGGTTTTGTCTTTCTATATAGTGATTGTGGCGGAACTATGTCCCGCCACAAAATTATTGATTAAGCACCTGGTGATGCAAAAATACCTCTAGGGTCTGATACGCCAAATACGTATCTTTCTCTAGCTTTGTATCTTACGTTTCCAGTATCGAAATCGCCTTCCATTTTAGTAGTCAATGGAGCTCTTTCCATATGCTTCATTCCGTTAGGCACGTCTGTAGTGATATAGAACGCATCTGTGTCAGTTAAATAGTGGTTAACTGTGTATCCACCAGGAACCATTCCCATAGATACAAGTGCGTTAATATCATTATCAGCAGTTCCAACTCTTTGTGAAGACTTCATAAGTCTTTCAGCAGTGAATTGTAGTGCAGATGGAATGATCATCTTCACAGCTTTCGCAGCGATCTTTAAACCTCTTTCATCAGTAAGCGCAGCAATGTCAATCATTGATTGCTCTAATGAAGTTTCGTTTAAGTCCGCAGCTGTTGCCAATGTATTACTGAAAGTTCCAGAAATAGTTGGGTGAGCTGTGTTGAAAAGAGATACACCATCACCTGAAGTGAATGTTAAACCTGGTAAACCATTGTTTAACGGTGCAGCTGCTTTAACTTGTTTAGTTTGAGCCATAGATCTTGCTAAAGCTTTTGTATATCTAGACGCAAGTCTGTCATACAAATTGTCCTCAATAGCTTCCTCAGTGATAGCAAACCCAAGAGCAATTGTCTCGTGTGTGTATCTAGCTGTGAAAGTTTCTTGAGCACTGTCGTAAGTTACGCCAGAACCTTCTGGTTTAACTTGTGCTTGAGCGAAACCTGATAACATAACTTCTTCTTCAAAAGCTCTGTCAGATGACTCAGTTGTGTATATTTCAGCATGTTCTTGTTCATACTGTTTATACTCCAGGCCGAATAAGGCATTCAAACCTGGCTCTAGTTCTTTAACTAGTTGATTACGTGATATAGCCATAATTTAATACTCCTTATATACCCGCCACGTTGTTTCCAAGAATGTGCTCATTGATAATAATTCTAAGAGCAAAGCCCTCAGCAGTAGTATCTGAATGATCAGGATCTCTAGAAACACCTAGGATTTTAAGTTGAGCGATAGACGCACTTGTTGTAGCCGAAATTTTTGATTTCGAAATAAACAGTGGTGACGATCCAGCACTTACGACTTGGTCAGCACATCCACCAACTTCATTTTGGTTGAATGCAGTGTCCGCAGACATGATTTCATAAACCTGTCTTGGGTCGTCATTTACGAAAGCAACGATATCAGTAGCAGTGTTACTTGCTGGTGAATAGTTGCTGAACGTTGGTTTACTAGTTGTAGCGTCAGTGTAGAAAACGCCGTTCAGTGAACCCAGATTGTTTGCATCTGTGTTACCTGAAGCGAGAACAACTCCATCTGCAGTTAATTGCACCATTGCTGCGTGCGAAATTAAAGCAGAAGAAGCTGCAACGCTGTACTCTGTAAGAGCACCGACATTGTCAGACTGACCAACTTTTTTAATGGGTCTAAAACCGAACCCAGTTGTTGACGCGTTAGCCATACGTTTCTCCTTAAATGTACCTGCCCTTTCGGGCCTCCAGTACGGTTAATTCGCTGGTTTCGGAATTGTTAAAAAATTAACTTTTCTTTGAACCACCGAAGGTTACACGAGTATCTCTATCAACATTGATAGGCATACTCTTATGCTGTTCCTTCGCAAGATCGGCATCTATTGCAGCCTGCTGATCCTGTGCCTGTCTGGCATAGTATTCAGTTCTTTGCTGCGCGATCTCCTCTGGTACCCTTGTCAGCACAAGGCCTCCGTGCCCGATCACCCCTGCGTATTTGCCATCTGCGATAGTTGGAAAGTCCTCTTCGGGATATTCATCTGATCTTACTAACTCATACCCGGATCTTAAGCGTCCTTGTATGTTTTTCGTATCAACGAATCCTAGGATTTCTGTCCTGACCCATCTGTGTCTATATCCATTTGGCGCGTTGGGCGTATCTAAGTACGATGGTGGAGTCCAAACTTTCGGTCTCTCTTGTGGAGCTACCGTTTTTGCCTGTGCTTCAACTTTTGTCGAATCACTTTTCTTTGCTTGGCTCGCACGAGTTGGTTGTTCTTTTTTCATATGCCTATACCTCCTTCGTGTTCATAAGTTGTTTCGCATATTCTTCTAGTGGCACACCTAATTTTTTAGCAATTGCTACTTGAGATGATGTGAGTCTCACTGATTTACGACTAGTCTTTGAACTACGCGTTGCAGAGGCAACGGTTTGTGTAGGTTTACTAACCGATTTGTCCATAGGTTTATCAAATTTATGCGGAAATTCCAACCTAATTCTTTTGTCGATTTCCGTATAATATTCGTCAGACCTAGGGTCAATTCCTTCTTCTTCGGTAAGTTTTCTATGCAAATCAAACGCTGTATACGTCATTGCACTATCTTTACCGAACCATTCATTATCATTAGCCCAATCTTCTGCCCTTGGATCGGGAGGAGTTTGAGCCTGTTGTCTTGGTTGTTGATATAATGGAGGTTGTTGAACAGGTACTTCTTTAGCTGCAGTTTCCTGCATTTGATGTTGAGTTTTTAACTCAGCTAATTTACCTTGTTCATAACCCAGTTGAGAAATAGCAGCCAAAGCTTCTGTCTCAGCTTTAGAGTCTTCGTTCTGTCTAGCCGCTCTTAATTTTTCTTGAGCCGCTGCGATAGAAGAAGTAATTCTTCCTTCCATTTCTGCAACATAATTTTTATCTAAAGAATCTGCCGTAGTTTTAAATTGGTCTCTTTCCTTTTTAACACTATCAGCAAAACGTAAAGCTTCTTCTTTTTGTCTTTCAGCTTCACGCATTCTTTTCGTTAATTTAGCTATTCGCTTTTTAACGCCTTCAGAATACTCTTCAATTTGCTTACTGTTGTCTTCTTGTTGATCACTTGCTTGAACATCAGATTGCTCCACAGGTTTCTCAGATGAGTCACCGGCGCTACCACCGTCTTCAAGTTTTGTTTCACGTTCGTTTTCATATGTTTTGTCCTCTGTCGGCTGCTCTGCAACCTGTTCTGTTTTTTCTTCTGGCAATTGAATATCTACTTCGGGACCGGAAGTATCGATATCAACTGTTTTATTTTCTTCTTGCATAGTTCCTCCTATGATTATTAAAATTCGTGGAATATATCTTCAGGGTTTTCCACGGTTGCTAAAACTTCATCATCATTCAAAAGTCTTATCTCACCCCCATCTATTTTAATTCGTGATCCAGCATATCTTGCAAAGATAATCCAATCACCTTTTTTACACCATGGTCCTTCTGGATATCTTTCTTTATCATAGCAGTGTGGACCCATTCTTAAAACTAATCCACAAGTTGATGCTACTTGCGAACGTTCTACTGTTTCATCTGCTAATAATAAACCACCTTTAGTTTTTTCTTTTTGTTTAAAAGGTAAAACTAATATTCTCCAACCTGTTGGTTCTGGTAGTTTTGATTCTTCGTTTATTTCTTTTTTCTCTTTTTTTTCAACACCAACTAGTTCTTTATTTGGTAGAACTATCTTTTGTTTTGATGCTGATAATTGTTCCTTCACTGTCATTTTGCTCCTTTGTTTTTAGCAGGGTGGATATTTCCTGTAATAAATACTGATAAGTTCGTATTTGCCCTAACATATACTGGTATTTTTCCATACTGTCAACATTACCGTTAGTCATTGCAACTACAACGTCATCGTGTCTCATCTTAATTACTTTTCTTATTTTATCTATAAAGTCCATTATAGTGACTCTCCTCTTTCTGGTTCAAACTCATCTAATACATCTATCTTTTCTTTTGCCGCAGCTATTTTTTCAATTTGCTTATTAACTTCTTCTATGTGTTGTGGGTGTTCTCCGATACCTACTGAGTTATCCAAAAAAATATTTGCAGTTGCATCTGCTTCTGCAATATCAGCTTCGTATCTAGCTCTTAGTGCGTCTAGTATTGCTCTTCTCATTTTTTCTCCTTTTAAAAAGATGGCTAATGTAATTGAAAAAAATATCTAAAGAACCAAAAAATCTATAGATAAATCGATCTAACATTTCCATCTTCTTCGTGCCTGACGGATACGAGAATTAGGATCGTTACGAGTTTTTGCTGATGACCGTTTTAATTGTCCTAGTGATCTAGCGCAGTATGATTTCCTACGATTAGCAGCTTTTGATCCTGGCTTCACTTTTCCAGTCACGGCTGTTTTTAATTTACTTCCAGGGTTTGCTGCCCTGTAAGCTCTTACACCTTTAGCTGTCATTCCAGCTCCAGATTTTGTTGGCCGGTAATTTGCGTTTTTACCTTTAGTAGTTTTTCTAATTGTCATTTTCTTTTTACAAAAGTTTTAACATTAGTTGGTTTACCGCCAGGATTACCTGCAGCTCTTTTTCGTTTGACAGCACTCGCCTTTTGCGAGCTTGTCATCCGTGTGGCTTTTGCAAGTGGGACGCATTTCGGATATTTCCTTTTCGAGCCTTTGCTTCTCCCGCAAGGTTGATACTTCCCGTTCTTCTTCGGTG